TGTACAAGATCACTTGCTGTAGGAACTGCTGAAGCGGTTGAGCTGTTCTTAGTTACAATTTTTGTTGCCATGTTTATATACCTTTAGTAAGTCCCGCCATCAAGCGTACCAGTAGTCATGTTGCTTGCGTTTAAAGTTGATGAAGATGTTAAGTAGCCTGCTGAAGCGTGATCACCCCAACCGTAGGCTGTATTCCAGTTAGTAGATGTACCACCTGTAGCTGTTACAGTTCCGTCTACTTCTATAGCACAGCCATTAATAAGTTTTAAAGCTGATCCTGTCTGACGAGAAACAATAACATTAGAGCCATTAGACTTTACTGCTGTTTCTATCAAACCATCTTCTGTACCGTTAGATACGTCAGAAGTTTTACCAGTAATCTTAGCGTAAACTCTTGTTACACCTGTGTCGCTTTTACCGTCAAACTTAACCTGACCTAAATAATCGCCATCAGCAGGAGAAGAGCTATTACGAAACAAAGTAAACTCTGGGCCAGCAGAAGAGCCTGCGTCTGTGCTAATAAAATCTACATCACCTGTTACTGAACCGCCTGTAGAAGACAGGTAGTCTGTAGATGCTGTAGTAGCTGCTGTACCTAATCCAAGGTTAGTTCTAGCTGTGCTTGCGTCAGCCAAGTCAGACAGGTTGTTAGCCTTGAGCGCTGCTGATGCTAATGTACTAGCTGCGCTAGATGCACTAGAGGCTGCTGCTGTAGCACTGCTGGCTGCTGCTGTTGCGCTAGAGGCTGCATTGGTTGCAGAAGTAGCTGCTGCTGTCTCTGAGTTGTCAGCGTTAGTCTCTGAAGCACTTGCTGCACTGGCGCTAGAGGCTGCATTGCTTGCCTGTGTAGATGCTGTAGAGGCGCTGGAAGCTGCTGCTGTAGCAGAGGATGCTGCATCGTTAGCCTTAGTGGTAGCTGTTGTAGCTGACCCTGCGGAGGCTGTAGCACTGCTTGCGGCGTTAGTAGCTGAAGTAGCCGCTGCTGTGGCTGAAGTAGCAGCATTAGTCTCTGATGTACTAGCTGCACTAGCGCTGTTGCTTGCGTTAGTGGCTGATGTAGCTGCACCACTCGCAGAAGATGCTGATGCTGTAGCTGAGTCACTAGAAGCAGTAGCTGAACTAGCTGCGTTAGATGCAGAGGTAGCAGCGTTGCCTTCAGAGGTAGAAGCGTTAGATGCGCTAGTAGCTGCCTCTGATGCTTTGGTTGTAGCCGTAAAAGCACTCGTAGACGCATTGGTTGCGCTTGTAGCGGCTTCTGCTGCTTTAGTAGTAGCTGTGGTAGCACTGGCGCTTGCGTTGCTCTCAGAGGTTCCTGCGGCTGTCTCAGAGGCACTAGCTGCTGTAGCACTTGTGGCAGAGGCTGTGGCGCTAGTAGCTGCGTTAGTCTCTGAGGTAGCTGCGGCAGTTGCAGAGGCAGCGGCGGCTGTTGCGTAACCAGCAACTCCTGAAGCACTAGAGGCTGCGTCACTTGCAGATGTACTAGCTGCTGTAGCACTTGAAGAAGCACTGGTAGCAGAAGCAGCAGCATCAACAGCACTAGCGGCTGCATCACTTGCTTTCGTAGTAGCTATAGTAGCTTGTTGCGTAACAGCTAGTAGCGTAGCGTCATTGTTACTGTCGCCAGCACCACCGTCACCTCTAAATATAGCCATTAATAGCTCCTACGAAAACAAAAGAAAGGGAAAAAGGAAGGGGGACTCCGAAGAATCCCCCAGTTTAGCTTAAAGTACAGCTAAGGTGAAGCCTGCTTCTGGACGCATGCACTGAACGCCATACAAACAATCAGCAGTGTAAAGAGTACCAAGGAACTCCTGCTTGTACTGAGTCTGTGAGCGAATAGCCTGCTGCTCTGCAAGAACATTGGTGTCCTTGTGGATCAACTGAGCGCCACGAACGCCTGACTCAAGAGTAGGTACGTTAGTAGAAACGAATACGTCTACGCCGTACAGATTACCAATCTTGCCAGTCTCTACGCCTTTGCCATTAACAAAGTCAGTAGAAGTGTAGCGATCAATACCCATGATAGCGTTACGCAGGGAAGGTGGAACGATGAAGCTACGACCGTCCATAGGAACGTCTGCATCGTCTTGCTTCTGAATCAGCGCACGGAACGCAGCGTCAGAGAAAGCGCCAATGTCAGCAGTACCGTCAGCGTCATAGGCTTCCAAAGCACCAGAGGTAGTGTTGATCTGGAAAGAACCAGAGTTTACATAGCTAGAACCATCACCGTCACCGAAAGACTTAGCCAGTTCAAACAGATCGTTGTCAACCTGCTTGGCCAGACCGTAGCCAGCGTCACCAGTGTAGAACTGACGCAGTGAAGCGAGAGCCTGTACTTCGGTGATATCTTCGATAAGACGAGAGAATTCAAAGTGCTTGTTGATGTTAATCAGAACTTCTGACTCAACAGAGTTCTGGATAGTTACGGCAGTGTTAGCCGTTTTAGCAGTAGCCGCGCCACGAGAAGGCTTAGGAACGTGAATGGTGTCACCTTTCTTACCAGTCATGCTCATTTTCTTAACGAGGTTAGCCATTACAAGATTGCTCTTGTATGCAGCAATTACTTCGTCACTCCAGATTTCTGGGATAAAAGTAGCTGCGCTAGTGTTGTCTACTGCTCCGCCCATTGCGGGATATACTGATGTAGCCATGATAATACTTCCTATAAGAGATTAGTTATCTAACCCTCTTTTCAGCATAAGCCTTCTCAATTTCTGGAGATAAAGCTAAATACCTATCAGGGTCAGTTTGCATTAGTTTAATAATGTCTGAGCGTCTATAGATTTTGCGAGTTGCTGTCTCACCACTTCCTTTTGCACCACCTGTTGAGGCAGTCTTAACAGCTTCTTTCCTGCTTGCTTTCTCGTTAGCTACAGTCTGAGCTACTGCGCCTTGACGTTCCTTCCAATTAGTGAAAAGCTCGTCAGCAGCTTCATAGTCATACTGCGTATCCGCTTGTGCAAAGAGCTGAGTACGAATCTTTGATCCTTTAATCCAGTCAACAAACTTACTATCTTGCAGAATCTCTCTCATGTCGGGATGACGTTGTTGCAAGTGAGCCTGCGCTGTCTGTTGCCTGTACTGCTGTGTTTGTTGTTCAGCAGCTTTGATTGAAGGATGATTCTTAATCGCTCTTTCGACAGCCTTGTCGGGATCAGAGAAAAAATCTATTTCTTCTTCAGGTTCTTGGGTTGCTGGTGTTGTGTCGAGTTGTGTCTGAATGTAGTTATCAACAACAGACCGTAGTTCCCCTACTTCACTGCTCTGTCGGCCTAGTAACTTCTCAGCCTCTTGGTGCATCCGTACAATCTCAGCCGTTGACTTTCCTTTGTACTTGTCAGGGATGTCGTCTTGCTCTGGTTCTTGAGGAGTCTCCTCTACTTGAGGTTCCTCAGTCACTTGACTTACTACTTCTTCTTCTTCGTTGATTTCTACTTCGTCTTCTTGACGCTCGTCTATAAGTGTTGCCATTATTAAACTCCGTGAGTATTCTCATTATGGAGGTGTATTATGCAGGGCTTCGGTTAGGAGTTGGCCTTGCGCTCTTGTTGTAGCTTTTGTGCCCTGTTCCTTTCCCATTGTCTGGTAGCACCCATAAAATCGCCAGAGATGGGATCTAACTTGGAACGCACTGCGCTTACAATTCTGTTAGCTATCTTGCCACAGTCTAAACAGGGTATATGTGTACATTCGGAATCAACAAATCTTTCGTTAATGTGTCCGTCTTCACACTTAAACTCAACCATAATACGCATTATTCTTTTGCGTCTTCTAGTTGCTGCTGCTCTGCTGTGTCAATCTGAGCTTCTAAATTTAGTATGTTCGCTATGACTGAGAGTTGGCCTTTACGAAAGTGCAGGTCTTCTAAGTCTTTAGTTACTTCTACTGAGTTAATCAATACCGCGTTTGAGTTAAGGTCTTCTAACAACTGTTTCCAACCTTCTGAACGAAACATATCTCTCATGTTACGGTAATATAGTTCTAGTTTAGGGTCAATCAAACTGTTTCTCCTATAAGGACAGTTAAGTTAAGTAATCATTAATGAGTTATAAACACCTAATATACTACTTATTATATCATAAACGATTAAAAAAGTCAAGCGTTATTTCTTATTTTTACTTGACTTTTGTGCTGGTTTGTTGTATATGGCATCCCAGTTAGCTGCAAACTTCTTTGAGTCTGTCTTGCGCTGGGAGCTACCCTTACCACCGTGAGTCTGACCCTTCATCGTTTCTTGCCCTTGTGGAGGCCATGTTTAGCGTGTTGCTTGCCCTTAGCCGTAGCCTCTCGTTTCTTCTTGTTAGCAGCCGCTAGTTTCTTCTTCCCTGCTGCTGTGGACTTCAGCTTGCTGATTGTCTTAGAAGGTGCGTAAACCTCTCCAGTCTTACCACTAGGCTTACCAGACGGTGTACGCCACTTCTGTTTTGTCCACTTTTTTAAAGACTTCTGTGATTCTTTTAGTGCCATTACTTATAGCCTCCGCCTTTTGCCTTGTACTCCTTGGCTAACATCTGAGCTTTCCTAGCAGACCATTGACCAGCCTTGCCACCTTTAGTGCCTGCTTTGATCTTGTTGAACAAGTTTTTCCGCATGGTGGGCTTAGTGTAGTTCCCTGCTTTATTTACTGTAGACTTTTTGGCTGGCATATTACTTACCTTTTTTAACTGGCTTCTTCTTAGGTGCTGCCTTTTTCTTCTTAGGTGGACGACCTACTTTACTACCGTATGTACCTTTACCGTATGGCATGTCTTTCTCCTATTGTGTTTATATGTACAGTGACAATGTGCATATATATGTAGACTTAAACCACTTTTATGTACATATAAATGTTTACCACTTAGTTTTATCTGCCCAATATGCCGCAGACATCTTGCCTTTTGCTATGTTCTTGCCGTGTCGTGCTTTGAAGGACTTACGCTTTGCCTTCATACGAGCAGATTCACCCGCCTTGGGTTTTCCTGCTGTGCTTGCCCCCTGTTCTCCAAACCTAATCGTCTTGATTTTGTCACCTTCCTTCGCCACAACAACATGGCTTTTCTTTGGGTGACTAGGGGTACGCTTGGGCTTGTTATAACCACTTACTCCTGCCCTAGCTAGTCTTGGGTCTTTTTTTGCTGGCATTCTTTTTCTCTCCTGTATTCTCAGCTAATTGTTGCTCAAGCTGTACAATCTTTTTAAATAGCTCGTCAAACTTTACATTTACTTGAGCTACTACGTTCTCTAAATCTCTGGTGCTTACCATTACTGTAGTCCTTGTGGTTGTGGAGGAGTTGCCTGATTAGCAACATTACCCTCTTTTACTGCTACTTCTCTTTCTTTCAGTAACTGCTCTGAAATCTTTAGACGCTTCTCAAACTCTTTGTCATCTGCGTCACCAGCCTTGAGGTTAGTAGTGGCTGCTTTGATACGATCAATCTGAAGCTCTGCTGGTATCGCCTGTGCTTCAGTTATCAGTTTCTGCGCTCTAGCTTGTGACTCTTGCGCCTGTCCTTGTAGTGCAGCAGTCTGTGAGGCTTGGAATGCCAACTGAGCTTGCTGTGCTGCCTGTGCTGCCTGCTGTGCTTCTGGGTTAGGCTGATTAGCCTGCTCAAGCGTAGCAATCAACTCTTCACGATTAGACAGGTTCATGTTGTCAATAATAGATGTTACCAGCTTAGGATACATAGGCTGATCAGGTGACATGGTTTGTAGCAACTGTACAAGCTGTGTTACTTCGTACTCACGGGCAATAATGCCTAGCGAGCTAGAGGTGTGGAACTTGTAGTCAGCTACTGGGTATAGCTCAGGCTCAAACTGCATGTAGCGGTAAGCAGCCTTCTGTACGAATGGAATCAGGAAAGAGTCTTGGAAGTTAATCAGGGTACGCTTGTGACGCTTAATGATAGCGCCTAGTGACATGGAGACACCAGCGGCTGTAGCTTCGCCATTGATAGAACCAGCAATGCCTGCTGAGTCAATAGCGCCTGTGGCTGTTTGCACCATAGTCTGTAGAGACTGTGCCTGTGCAAAGGTAATCTGACTTACGTTACCAAAGTTAAATGGCTGTAGAATCTCAGCAGGGTTGCCGTTGGTTAGGATGGTCTTCCCCGGCTGTATGCTTGGTTTAGCGCCTCTAGGCATGCGAGAAGCGTCCATAGCCATCATTGGGTGGATGGTTAGGGCAAGAGCGTCGATTCTAGCGCGTAGTTCTGCGTCTAACGCCTTTTGGCTGTTATACCCTTTCTCACATACCCCTCTGCCCCAGAAGCGGCTAGGAACGACATCCCAAGGGAATGCGACAACAGGACGATCCTGCATCATGTATGGGTTCTTCTCAGCCTTTAGCAAAGTACCGCCGTTAGCGATAACAACCATAGCCTCAGTGTAATACCCTTCTTCTTCTTCGCTGTCAAGCTCTACTAACTCTTCCTCTGCGTCAGCGTCTGCCATAGCTTCTTTAAGCAAGTGCGTAGGAACAAGGCCGTAGTATTTGGTCAGTCTAATCTTGTCCTCTGAAAAGCTAGTGAGGTCTTGATCAGGCTCTAGGTTGAAGTCAGTAGTGGCTTCTGCTAGAGGTGCATCACGGTACACACCCTTCTCTTGTAGCTGCTCAACCAAGTGGCTAGACACAAACTCGTCTACAGCACAGCCCAGTGCAGAGTCAATGTCTGTCGCTACTGGATCAATCAGGAAGTTCTGTGGCATGACAGGACGCAGCTTAACACAAGTGCGATCCTTGATGGTGACACCTACTGCCTGTAACTCACCGCCCATAACAGGCTGTGTAGCAGGAGCCATTTCTTTTTCTTCTTCTATAACAACTTCTGCAATACCTGTACCAAACACTGCTGCGTTGATTAGGCACTCAGCTACGTTCTTACGGACTCTGTTCTTTGCAAAGTCTTCTTCCAAGTAGCTACGCAAGGCTGCAATGTCAGCAGGGTTCTGATCTCTGACATCATCTTTAATGTCAAACCACTTACCACGGCCAAAGGTAGCTTCCTCTAGTTCTGCAACTGAGGACTCCACAGCCTGCTGTAGTGCAGGAGAAATAATTTTAGATCGCTCTGACTGACGGGTCTGGTCTTGTGCTGACCACTGACCACGCCAGAGGCGGTAGTATTCTTCAAATTTGTCGGAGTAGTTGGCTTCGTAATGATCTCGCCAATCATCACAC